TCAGCGTGCCGTCTGCTGCGATCGACAGGTTGCTGCCAACCTTGACGCCACCCAAAACGGCAGCAGATGCCTTGGGCAACGTGTAGGCACCCGCAGCAGTCACCGCCGATTTCAGCTGGTCGGCAGTGACGACCCGATCGCTTGTTCCGGCGGTGACATCAGACGCCGCCGCCAGCTGAACCACACCCCGAGCGGCCGTTGTCGCGTTACCAGGCTGCGTATCAACTGGATTCCAGGTCACGCCGTTGTAGACCTTGAGCACCGGCGCCGTGCCGCTGGTATCCACCCAGAGGTCACCCGCTGCTGCTGTTGTCGGTTGTACTGCGCTTGATTTCGTTCCGCCGGTGGCAACAACCCAATTCGAGCCGTCCCAAATTTTCAGGACAGGCGTGGTCGGGGTCGAAATATCAACCCAAAGCTGACCGTTTTGCGGTCCAGTTGGTGCGGTAGCTGATGTTGACGTGCCGCCCAAGCGACGCACCACATTGGCGCTGTCTTTAATGCAGAGGAAAGGGTCGGCGGCGTTGTAGTTGATGCCGATCTGCCCGACCTGGATTGATCCAGCCGCAGGGAGCTTGCCCTGCACCGTGCTGCGTAAATGCAGCAACTTCGGCGTTGCCATGGCTATCTAGCCCTAAGCGCCCAACAGGTGGGCATTACCTACTCAGGTTAGGTCCAGGTGCCTTCATCTAAAACGGAGACGTTCACCCACTGGCCGCGGCTATTGAGTTGCAGGAAGTCGCCAGTGGTAGGGGAGGTCAGCGTGACATCCAGCAGGTCATCCAAATTGCTCACGGTGGAGCCGCCGCCACCACCACCACCACCGCTCAGGGTGTCAATTCGCGCCCAGCCACCGGTTGTGCCTTGGCACAGCAGCCAGTCACCAGGGTCAAATACGGCACCGCCCGCCAAACTGCTGGTAGAGCCGCCTGCAGAGGCAACAAAATACAGGCCCGCAATTTTGTCGTCGGCGGCGGGGATCGTGTCGCCGACCTTGAAACCCTCAGCAGTGCCGAACTGCGTAACGCCGGTGATCGCACCGGTTGCGGCGTTATAACTGCCGCCATAACGCAGGTTGCGGTTAAACAGCGTGCTGGCGCCGGTCTTCATCCAGCTATTGCCGTTCCAAACCGACACCTGGCCAGTGGACTCCTGCAGCCAAATCATCCCGATCGGGTGGGCGCCGACCCCTGTAGGTGGCACCGACTCCTGGATATAGGCAAAGGCGTAATCACCCATCATCTGCTGGGTGATGCTGCGCGCTCCAAATAGCGTTGGGGAAAGTACGCCAGATACAATCTTGGCTGCATCAAGCGCTGGAATATCTGCAGCGACTAAAGAACTGCCACCGCTAACATGCCCCGTTGCAGTAACAGTTACTTTTGCAAAAGTGCCGCCACCAGGAACTTTCTGCTCGTGATCAAGCTGGCCCGTGGCTTGCACTACCAGATCGCTGCCCGGCTTCACAATGCCAGGCGTGCCTGCTGTAGCCAACGGCAGATCAGACGTAGCAATCAAGCGAGTGCTAGTCGCTAAACCCTTGCTGTTGAATACTGCTAAGTGAGCTTCACCTGATGGTGTTACTGCAATATCATTATCAACTTCAATGCGGCCGCCCACCATCCGCAGGCCATCGCCGGAGACCTTGACGACGCCTTGCTCACTAGCAGTAGCTGTTGGCAGGTCTGCCCCAACAATTTCCCTTGCTGTTGTTGCGCCACCTGCTGTCGTAGGCCCGGCATAAAACAGCTTGGCGGCTGTCGTGTCAGCCAGCTCAGCCGATAGAGCAACACTGTCGCCAGCCTGGACCACACCGATCGTGACGTTACCGGTGGTGTCAGGCAGTACGACATTCACGCTGCCTGCCGACACCAGCGGCTGCCAGGCTCCGTCCCAGATATACGTCTTGCCACCCGCTACCGCTAACTGACCGATGAAAGCGCCTGTTGCGGGGAGGCCCGCGCCAATCACAGCAGTGCTGCTATCCGCCAGCTTGACAGCAGTGACAGACCCGTTGGCCAGCGCAGTCGTGTCAATGCTTCCCGGAGGCAGCGTGAAGTTCACCTTCGCGCTAGGGATGCTGCCGTCATCAATCAGGGCGACACCGCCCTGCACCAGATCCTTAACCGTGACCTTCTTGGTTTCCGAGGCCGAGAGATCAGCAACCGCCAGCGGGTCTGCCGCTTGCAGTAACGCCCCCGCAAGGGGTGGTAGCCCCGAAATCTTTAGGTCCACAGGTCGGTCGCCTTTGGCGCCAGTCTAGGTTGGGTCCTCTAGCTCAACGAAACCAGTGCTGTCCTCTAGCTCCAAGCGATCGGAACCCTCTTGCAGTAGATAGGCAGGTGGGGTGCCCATCCGCAGATGGATAGGCCCCGTTGTCACGAACTCAATGCGGGTTTCAATCGAAGTGCCAGGACTAAAAGCAAACGCCACGTTGGTTACCACGCACGCGCTCTCCCACCAAACCATTTGGCGAGTATCTCCGCGGTGGATATAAAACCGACCATCAAAACGAGCGCCTTGTTTCAGCCGTAGTACAAGCTGGGCAAAATAGTGAGGCTCCTCGATTGAGATCGAGGCATCAGGCTGCTGCGGATCGCAAAGCGATCGGGTGTAATCCCACAAGCAAGCCATTGTGCCTTGCCCGCTAATTAGCCCCGCCCCGTACTGTCGCCGATGCTCCTCGCCTAGCACTGTCGTATCAATCGTCTCTCGGCTGGTAGTCAGCTCCCAAGACCGCATCTGAGACGTGCATCGGTACGTGCTATTGCGAACTTGCACTTCAATCGGAATGCTACGGCTTGGAACCACCAATTCCAGCGCTTCAGCAAGGCTGCCGTTAAGCGCATCACCATAGTTGTTGTAAAGCCTGATGCCGCCGGCATCATCTATATGGATATACCAACGGCCGTCCGGCGCATTATGCCCCTGCACTAGCTCTAACTCGCTGCCGTCCTCCGTGCGAATCTCCATCTGATCACCCGTGATCAGCGCCTCAGGCTCAAAGTCAAACGAGAACCGGCGACGCGAAACATTTACGTCGTCAGGATCCAGCAATGACCCCAGCAGGCCATCACCGACAGCAGAACGGCGGATTTCGACTACGCCGCTATCGCCCAGATAAACGCTCACAGATTGACCTCAGTTGGGGCACCATCAAACTCAAACGCCACCTCAGCACTCAAAACTGATCCCACAGCCATCGACATTTGAATGCTGGTCAACCAGACTTTGCCGGTAATGAACTTACCTGCGGTGGTCCCGTCTGCCACACGCAGCTTCAGCGTTGCGGCTTCTGCTTCAGCTGCTTTGCCGCCGCTGCCCGCCTTTACAACCTTGCGAATCAACGTACTGGCGCTATTACTGCTCAGATCAGCCGGATCGTCGGCGTAATAGAAAAGCGAACAATTACCCGTTGTGCTACGCACGCCGGGGGTTGATGTCTTATCCGTATCTTCCAAGCTCGTAGTATCTAAAGTCGTCAGCGAACTGCTAAAACTCCACGCAGCAACCTTGGCCGCTTTCTTGCCGTCGATCCACAACTCGCCGTGTTGCCCGCTGTAGAAGCTCATTAGCCCACGATCACTCCAATCAGGTTAATACTGACGGAACTTCGGCCTGGTCGCACGCCCGTTACCTTCGGTGGTTCGGCGTAGCGGTACTGCCGCCGCACTCCGGCATTGAAGAACGTACCGGTGCCCTGCCACCCTTTTGCCACGGTCGTTTCGGCAGGCAGCGCAAACGTCCGGTAAGTGCCTTTCTGCTCGTAGTAGTGCTGAACAAATGCCTCGGCTGTCAGGTCCGGGATGTTCTCGTAGCTCAGCTGCAGCTTGCTGTCGGATCTGGTGTCGCCATAGAGAAAGCGCACCTCTGTGCCGTCATTGGCTTTGAACGTCCGCACCGGCCAGTCGCCAGGGTCGTAACTGCGGGAGGTTGGTGCCAGGGAAGGAAAATTACTCATACACCCGAAACCACTCAGGATGGAACACGTCCGCCACAATTTTAGAGCGATCAAGCACATCAACCGGATGGTGGCTGGCCGTGATGCTCACCAGCCCATCCTCCTCTAGCGTCAGTTCGTCCACCATGTAGCTGTTATGACGGCGCTGAATCTCCGGCACGTTGAACAGTGAGCCAAAAAGCGCCGGGTCCGTAACCGTGTTGTTAGCAATGGTGATGTCCTGCTCTACCACTGCTGAGCTGCCTGGCGTAAAGACGTAGGCGTGATAGGTGCCATCATGCACTTCTTGCACAGCAGTGACCTCGCCCGATGGCCCAATGGCCCCGTTGCGCTGGCTGGCATAAGGAGAAGCGACCGTATCCACGCGAATGTAATCGCCAGGTGCAAGGGCCAAGCCCGCCGGGATGGTTCTGAACTTGACAACATGATCAACTCGTCGCCGCAGGCTCAGCATGTAGCGAGCCACAGCAAATGCCTGCCCACGCTTGGTGCAGAACCCACTGAGGTCGATCTCTTCTTCGGTATAGCTATCGGCTCCCTCCTCCTCCCAGGCCACCACAATGGTGCGCTCTTCTGGGATGGCGTTGCGATGGCGGCGCTGATACTTTACCGCTGCCTTAAAGTTGCGACGGGCATCCTCATCTAAGTAAGACAGTTCGTAGCTTCCTTCAATAATGTTGCTGTCGTTAAAGTACGCCGAGAAAGGTATTGGCCCACGATTCACCGCGCCACTGTCGTCGCACGGAATAGCAGGACTCATGCTAAACTTGCCGTTCTTGACTACAAAATTGCATAGCTGCAATGGCGCAATCTGCGTGAGGTAGTTGCGCAGGTTTACCGTATCAGACAGTGCTGCGTCAAACGTCCAGAAGTTATTGCGCAAGAACTTTGCAGTCGTAACGAAGCTGGCCTTATCAATAATGCGGTGGCTTACCGCGCCCCCAATCCCGTCGCGCTCATTAGTGAGGAGGTAATAGCAGAAGTCGGCAAAATTATTGCTAGGACCAGTGCCCCCGTCTGCCAGCCGCTCTACATGGATGCCGTTAGGCAGCCACACTTGGATCTGTTGCACCTGTTGAATCTGGCGGGTGCTTTTGATTTGCACTCCCAGCATTGTCAAGTCTTCGTAGGTGGGGGTCGTAATCGTCTGAATAGATTCGTTTACATACGAAATGGCGTGTTCCGGCCCGCGTTCAGCGCTGTTGCTCATTTCTTGATACGCGGCAATCTCCTTGATCTGCCCCTTGGTTTCAAACCAGCGCTCATATTTGCCGTCAGGGCTGGTGTAGTTCGGCGGAGGCTCTTGATAGGTGTAGTCTTCGCCTAAGTAATTGATGCCATCTACTCGGAACTCGCTAGTGACACTTTTGCCAAGCCAGCCTGCCGTCTGTGCGTACCAGCTGTCAGTGACAGGGCGGGTATCGTAAAAGATGTCATTAAGCTTGGAGGTGCCTTTAGTCACGCTCACCACCGTGTAGGTGGGATTAAACCAGGTCTTGGCAGTGCCCCACTGCGCAAGCCACGCTTCGCCCATAAATTCAACGTGCGCTTTCACGTTGAGCACGATCGTTAGCCCAGCATTTGCGTCTACTACCGTAAAATTAGCGGAGCGTGTTGTGCCAAAAGTGGCGCCGCTGTTTTTTAGGTTGCCTAAGATCTGTTCTAAAAATCCTTGGTAAAGACCGCCATAGCCAGCAGGACCAGTGCTTTGCACACGGGACACTGCCGTCACAGTGCCAGACGGGCTAGTGTTTGATAGCGGCGCACCTTTGTTTTGGTAAACCTTCAACTCAAAGATGTTGTCAAGCGATTTGACATCTGCGTTGAACTGAAGGCGAAATGTGCCATAGTTTGTCGGCGCTTGCACCATGTGCTGTTTGCTGTTTGCGTTTAAGCAATAAACAACACCGTTGTCCGCCCAGCGGAAATTGGTAGAGCACTTTGGCAGCAACCTGAACATATACTCGTCCAGATTAGGGTGAAAGATGCGGATGTAGTTATAGACATCTACTGGCACTCGCCGCTGCACAGCAAAGGTCACCTCGCCAATGTTGTCCCAGGCTGCAGCCTGGTTGGCAGGACGCACTGCTAACACAAACGTACTGGTGCGGGGCAGGTAGCTGTTGACGGTGCCGGACTGAATGTTAATCCGGTCCTTGTCGGAGTCGATTAGCTTTTGCGGCGACGGCAGGCTGTTGAAGTTACACAGGTTGTTGGCCTGGTTCCAAACTTGGCTTTTAACACCGATCTCCGTAACCTCCGTCTTGCGACTGTTTTTGAACTTACCGATTGAGTAGCGATGCAGCGGGAACCAGTTAGCTCCTTTGAAATGGGATGGCGGCGGCTCTAAATCACCGCCTTCGGCTATTACATCATCTTCGATATTTCGGGTGCCAATAATGCCAATCCAGTTGTTTGCGCCGGTGATCGCAACGCAGCGCAAGCGAACTGTAACAATATTTTTCAGGGTCCATACGTCATCTGAGCGTTCTACAACTTCAAACAAGCTGCGGTTCATCAAAAACAGCTCGCCCAGTTGCATCGCGTCATCGGCTTCTGCCCGCAGTTGCTCGATCGTGCTGTTTAGATCATCGCCCGTTACGTCAGAACTGTTATCAAAGTCAAGGTTGTTCAGTTCGCCCCCAAGAATCTTGAAGGTGATCGTGTCGCCAATAGCAACCTGCACCTCCGTTGGCTGGGAGTACTCGTTCCCGTTATGCTTAGTGACTCCCATCTTTACGCTGTAAGCACGCCCGATACCAGGCATTCCATCCCAACGCCCATCGCCTTTCTTTCCAGCAATTTTGCGCCGTTCGTTCTTTAGGCGGTCTTTCGGATCATCCTCTTGATCCTCTAGCGAAGGAATGCTGACGACACGCCATGGAGCCCTAATATGACCGCCGTTGCGGATTGACTGGAACACCCCGAACTCTGCGTTATTCGTAGGTGTGTGAGTCATGCAGAAGCCGTGCTCATACTCCCCGTTCATTGTTGGAGCATTAAGCACATCCCCATTTGGCAGGTCAGCGGCTTCTCCATGAATCAGATCGCTAGCCAGCAGCCTGTTCTCTCCATTGCGATTTGCCCACCACACTGAATAATGTGCGTTGCTGGCATACGCCAACGGCTGTCCACCAATCATCAACGCATCGCCGGACGGGGGATCAATCCCCGCCTGCCCCACCACCATGCCAATCCTGGCGGTTTGATAGCTTCCGTTGCTGTAGGTGCGCGACCAGACCGTCAGAGGCTCAACTACCAGGCCACCGCTGCGGCTGACGCCTTCACCGCTTTCGTTCTGCTCGACATAGCGGCCAAACAGGATCGGCACTCGGCTGCCAAGGGTGGCTAGCTGAGGCGCACTGTCAAATCCATAAGCTGCGTTAAAACGAGTGCGGCCACGCTTATCAGCTAGTTTTTTCTGTTCAATACTGTTATCAACTGGCTTTGGCGCCAACAGAGCGCTAACTGCAGTTAGCACTAAGCCGATTGCCAGGTTGATCAGGATAGGGACAATAAACCCGCCCTGCACGTCAGGAATGTGCTCATATCCACTAGGTCGTGTTAGTGATCGCCGCCTTGCTTCATTGACAAAGAACCGATACTCCTGCTCCGAAATGCCGAGTGCCGCAATGAGGTCTTGCTCATACGGCAAAAGGGGGAGCTGGTAAGTAACGACAGTGGGAACCACTGCACACTGTTCCGTTGCTTGCAGATGTGCAGAAGGCCGCCGTTCCATACCACCGAAAATCCAACGGGTGCGGGAAGCACTATCACGTCACCATTGTAGGTGGGGTGGTCAATCCGGTAGCCCCACCTCAATAGATCTCGTCCCCATTGCCGAGGTTGCTGCTCATACCACTGCAACTTAAGCGGCGGGTGGTCGATGCCCATACGCTCCAGCACCGTCAGCACCAGCCAAATGCAGTCGGTGGTCCCCAGCACAAATGGCGTGCCGATTAGATCAGCGCAGTCGCAGCGTGCTGGTGGCAGGGATGGATCCGACAAGGCGTTGGTGCAGCGTGCGGGTTGGGACATCACCGGAGACGGCATCAAGAACACTGTTAAGCGATAACGACAAGGCTGTCTCATCCCAGCTGGCTGCTGACACTGCTCCTGCATAGGTGTACAGCGTCATCTGCACAGCCCTGGTATCAGGATCGAGCACGTTCACGTCAACCTCGGCAATCCAGTTACCGCGCATCGAATCATCGGCATAACCTCGGCTGATGGCGTCGTTTGGAAATACCAGCTGAGCAACAGCGTTGTCCGCCTGGCGGCTAGTCGTTAATCCTGAAAAGCCAAACGGGGCAAAGAGGTAAGTGGTGCCTTGATGGCTGTGCTGTTGACCAATGTAGAAATTCTGCAGTGCGATCGCCAAGTTATCCGTGGCGGTGTAAAGCCGCAGGTAGTGCCCAAGCGCAAGTGTTGTCATGAGAGGCCGATGCGGCGACGGGCGCCAGGCGATTGCCGCAGACGAGCAAGTGTGCGTTGCTCTCCTGCCTTGCTGGCTTGACCAACAATGAGCGGAATCTGATCAGCTTTGATGTACTGGCTGTCGTTGAAGTTAAGGATGCCGCCGGTGATGTTGATCTGAGAGGGCGCTTCTGCCATCCCTACACCACCTTCACCACCGCCGGTGGGGTCGGCACCATTCAGGACAGCCTCGCCACGAGCGCCGCCGCTCCAGCGGGCCATGGCGCTGCCCATTTTGTTTTCGGGGATGACGTACTCACTGTTGCCGCCCTCGCCGATGACTGCGCGGGTGGGGCCGGTGACAAAGCCGCCTTCTGCGTAAAGCTTGGGCATCTGCAGGGCGCCACCAAAGCCGCCCCAAGCGGAGCCACCAGAGCCGCCCCAAGAGCTACCCCCGGCAGCACCACCGGCAGCACCGCCCATGATGTTCATCGCCAGGCCGAGGATCTGCATCTCGATCCACTTGGCGATCATCTTGCTCGCCATGTCGAGGAAGTGGTTGGCGATGCTCTGGAACATCCGGGCCAGGGCCTCTTGGGCAGTCATGGCCCCGCTGGCTACCCCCTTGAAGGCTTCGCCGAATGCGGAGCCGATGGCGTTGGCGCCGGCGGTGATTTGGTTCACCGGATCTTGCAGTTCATTCAGCTGCCCTTGAACTTGGGTGTAGGCATCCTGCAGGCGCTGGCCAGGTGATTGGGCTTGCTTGGCACCCTCTTCGGCCTGCTTGCCCTTGCCTTCAATAATGCCGCGCTGCTCCTTAAGCAGATCCAGTTGCTTCTGCAGCTCCTCGGTCCACTTACCTTCGGTCTCCAACTTGATTTTGGATGCCTCAAGCACAGCTAAGGAGGTGTCGAGCTGCTCAAGTTGGGTAGCGACTTGCTCACGGATCTTGAGAATCTCCTCGGCCAGCGCAGGCAACGTGCCCTTTGCAATCAGTTCGGCGTACTCACGCTGGTAAGCAACTTGGTCGCCCTGCTTGGTGAGGATCTGATCAAGGGGAGCGTTGAGGTTGTCGATGGCCGCCTGAACGAGCTGGCCGTAACGCTCCGCTCGCTGCGTCTCGGTCATTGCCGCGAAGTCTCGCGTCAAGG